CGGAGGTCTATGGGCCTCTCTATCATAATGGGATCTAGCTAAAAGTCTCTTCCTAGACGGAAATTTCGCTTCAACCTGCTTCACCCCCACTTTATAGTAGTACTTTTTATCTTCATCAACCCATTCCTGAAGCCTCTCATCTAGCTCTCCTTTATTTTTATATAGCATCAACGCTCTGTCATACGTTATCTTATACATATAGTATAAGGAGTCATAAGTTATTGGTTCCACCCCTAACGAATCATAAGCTAATCCTATCAATCGTGCTAGATTTTTACAAAATAGATCGCTATTCTCCTTTGGTATAGCCATCCTCCATTTATACTGAATGAATGGTCGCCAAGGTACTATTCTTGCTATTTCGGGGTCCGTCTGTTCCAAATTAAAATTTGAGGCTAATATCCATGACCTTTTTAAATAAATCGGTCCTTGATAAACTATTCCTACTACCTGACTATTTACAATTCGAAGATATGTAACCAGGGAGAAATACTTATTTTTCTGCTTAAAAGTCATATGGTATACCTGACTACAGTATTCACAAAATTGATCTATTCCTATTATACCATCCAAGTCTCTAGGGTATGCCATCACAAAATCGTCTCCTGTAATCAATATCGCCAACTTTCTGCCACATAATGCCCTCCAAATCTTTCGCCTTATTTCTCTTGTGGATGTTCTCATCTTATAGAAAATAAATGTTAAATACATCATCACTCCCACTATCCAGGAATCTCCATGAGATGTTTCTATACTCCCTGAAGGCATAATCCCTATCAAGAATATAAAATCCTTCAACCATCTCACACACTTACCTGCCAACTGCTCAGCACACCCTTCTAGTAGATATTGATATATTCTATACATATGAGTATCCTCTTTAATTATCCACAACGACCCCATCATCATATATATCATTAACATCATAGAATTTATGTGAAGGTCCAACGCAGCAACATCTCCATCTGCTACCATCATATCTCCTCTCTTAACCCAGGTATAAGTTTTATTAATTGTCGCAGCATCATTATAATCTGTTTCCACCTCATTATACACATCCATCTCATCCCCATAAAGTTGTAAATACTTCAAGTAGGCTCCTCCCTCTGTCCATTTTGACCCTATATCAATATGTACAGTGCTATTTCGAGCGTACTCCGCTGTAACTACCCCATTCTCCCGTATCTTAAAACTATCTGGAGCATAAGTCCTTTCCTGATGTCTTGTATGGAGCAGATTATGTAATGCTGAATCCCCACTGAGAAAGAAAAGTCGCATTTTATAATAAATTTTCTTTACTTCCTCCTCAGTTATAACACCACTATCTATAGCCGACAACCTATGATTTTTAACCGATATCGATGTAATATGCCTCAATAAATTTTTAATTATTGGCACGTCATACCTAGTCTCTTCAAAGACTTTATACAATTGCTGTATCACTTCTGCCATTATAATATGACTAGCTTGCTTCTTAGTAGGATGACTTGTAAATTTTACTCTCATTCCCGGCATTTTTACCTCCGGTAAGTCTGGATATTTCCTCAACGACGATTTACTTTTAGTAAAGTGCCAGTACTTAAAGTCACCCTTATCTATCTCAAATCTTATTGGCTGTAAATCCACACAATATGAATAATAAAACTTCAAGGCACAGTGCGTGTCATTAAAATCATATGAAGCGTCAACTCCGGTATTCATTTTAAACATTTTTAATAACTGCGCTTCCAGTCCTAAACAAGGATTATACTGTGCGTCGGAAACATAGGGATATGATGGAGTTCCTCCAAATGCTAGATTATATATCGATAACTTCCG